TGTTTTTACAGGAGTAATTGGAACAAAGTCTGTTTATTGGATACCATTAGGTTCATAAATGAGATAACATGATTAAAATTATTTTAGCAATAGCAATCTTAATGTTTCCGTATCCAAAGTCTCCTCGCGAGATTGAAGATGGAGAATTATAATGATAAAATTAAGTACTAAAACTTTGATAACCAACATAGTGTATAAGACAATCGAGATCTGGAAATCAAAACTTCCGGAAAAAAGTTTGGATAGCTATGAGAATTGGAAAGAGGACATTGTGGATGGTATTTGTTCTCTATTACAGAAACGAAATATAAACGTCGATGAAGCAATAATTATAGAAGAAGAAAATCAGAGTAAGGAGTAAACGTGAACGATACTAACTACGAAGTCTATAGAGGAGATACATTTGCTGAACAATTAGTTTTTACTGAAACGGATGCCAACGGCGTAGTAACTCCGACTGATATAACCGGATGGACTATTTTCTTTACAATAAAGAAGAATAAGAGTGATACTGATGCTAATGCTACAATTAAAGTAACATTAGCAGATTCTGACCTTCCGAGTCCGGAATTAGGAATAGCAACAGTCGTTGTGACCGCAGCACAGTTGGATGCTTTAATTGGAATGTATTATTATGATTTTCAAATGAAGACAGTGGATGGCAAAGTATACACAATATTAGAAGGTACAATTACGTTTATTGCTGATATTACTAGAAGGATTGTAGAATAATGAAAGTTTCGATTATCATTACAACTTCGAACCATTGCGAAGACTATCTAAAACCATGTTTAGAGAGTATTAATAAAAATACAGATTTAACTAATGTCGAAATTATTGTGGTTGCAAACGGCTGTCGAGATAATACTGGCGAATACCTGGCGAAAAATGGATTTATTTATGGATATGGTTCTCCACTAGACCAAAAGACTAAAGAAGTTTGGTTCGACGAATCTATCGGGTATACTAAAGCTTGCAATGCTGGGATTAAATTAAGTAGAGGAGAGTATATTTTATTACTTAATGATGATACTGTAATATTAGATAAGAGCTGGTTAGATATACTTTTAAAGCCATTTGCTGAAGTATATAATTGTGGTATTACCGGCCCGGTTAAATTTGATTGGGATTGCGGCGGAGTTAAACGAACCGCTATTGGATTTTGGTGCGCAATGATCCGGAGAAGTCTTTTAGAAGAATTAGCAATATATGAAGAGATCGAGGATACTAATGCGGTTATGTAAAATAGGGCATAAAGATTATTGTAAATGCTGGGTATGTAAAGCAATTCGTGGTGAAACTAAGGGTACTAAAAAACCACTTATGCATAAAGAAGATTGTATATGCTGTATGTGTAAAGGAAAAAGAAAAGAACCCCATAAGATTGATTGTACATGTGGCAGTTGCCGAAATAGTAGAGGCGATCATCCTGAACACAAACCTGATTGTATTTGTTCATTTTGTAAAGCTATGCGACATGAATTAATCGGCGAAAATAACAATTTTTTTGGTAAAAAACATTCAGTTGATACTAGAAAGAAAATGTCAGATATTAAATTATTATCTGAAATAAGAGGTGAAAAACATCCGAATTGGCAAGGCGGTAAATCATTTGAACCATATCCGTTGGGTTGGTCAAAAACATATAAAGAACAGATTAGATTTAGAGATAATTATACTTGTCAAATATGCGGTTGTTCGGAAACTGAATGTACTAGAAAATTACATGTTCATCATATTGATTATAATAAAATGAATATTAACCATGAAAATTTAATATCACTTTGTATTAGTTGTCATATGAAAACTAATTATAATAGAAAATACTGGGTAGAATATTTTACGCCGAAATCCATAAAAGAATTGGAAAAGAAATGAAAAAACAATTAAACACTGCCCAATATAATAATTTACCAGAAGAAGAGAAGAAGAAATTTGCTAAATTTTATCTAGACCCGTGCTTCAATCCCGGAATGGGAGAAGATGGTGATTTCTCAATTAAAGCCGAAATGGCAGGATATAGACTAGTTCAAGTTCCAGTAGATATGACTCAGGAATTCGGTACTGGGATTTCAAATCAGACTTTTCCTATATATCATAAAGGAAATGGAACATTCGGGTTTAACGATGCATTAAAGAATGAAATAATAGATAGAAATAAGAAGATATTAGAAGAAAGATATGGATTACGAAAAATAAATGATCGACTACAAAATATATACAATATTTGCTTGAATCATGAGTGTGATATAAACAAATTATTCCCAGTATTGAAGAAATATACGGAAGAATGTAATCATGTTACTGAATTCGGGGTTCGGGGGGTATTTTCAACATATGCATTCTTATCTGGTAAGCCTAAGAAAATGATTTCATACGACATAGTTACTTCTTCAAATATATATGAAGCAATAGAGGTAGCAAAGGAAAATAGTATAGATTTTAAATTTATAGAACAAGATGTATTAACTGCTGATATTGAAGAAACTGATCTTTTATTTATTGATACACTGCATACTTATGAACAATTATCTCAAGAATTGAAACTCCATTCAGATAAAGTTCGTAAATATATACTGATGCATGATACTTCTACTTGGGCAAAAGCGGACGAGGTTTTAACTGATAATCCTAAACGTGGATTATTTACCGCAATAGAGGAATTTTTATCGGCCAACAAAGAATGGTCGATTAAAGATAGGATAACTATATCTAATGGATTAACAATATTGGAAAGGACGGAACAATGATTAAGTATTCGATAATTGTACCAACGATGAATAATTGTGAAAACTATTTAAAACCGTGTTTGGAAGCGGTATTTAAATATACAGATCTTAGTGATAAAGAGATTATTGTAGTTGCTAATGGGTGTACAGACGGTACACGGCAGTATGTATCTTCATTAGGTGATAAGATAAAGCTTATTTGGATGAAAGATTCTGCTGGTCAGATTATACCGGTTAATGAAGGAGTAAAGGCTGCTCTAGGAGAATATGTTGTGTTATTAGATAACGATTCTCATTTATTAGAACAGCCAGTAAATAAATGGATTGAGATATTATCCGCTCCATTTTCAGATTCTAAAACTGGGATGAGTGGTGTATTTGTAACTGAATATCCCTATTTAGGTAAAGCGATTCATAGTGGTTGCTCTATGTATAGAAAAGAAGTTTGGGAAAAAGTCGGCGGTGGGGATGAAGCATTCGGTTTTGGCTATTTATATGATACAGACTTAAGTTTAAGGATAAAAGAAGCCGGATTTAATATTGTTGGGGTAGGAACGGATAATACATTCCCACTATACCATCCCGGTAGTCCAGTTACTTCAGAAAGAAAACAAGAAGACGTTGCTCTAATTAGGAAAAACCGGAATTTACTTTATGAGAGACATGGAAAGAAGCCTAGATATTCAATTATAGTACCAACTTATAATCATTTAGAAGATTGCCTTATGCCGTGCTTGAACAGTATAGTTCAACATACTAATTTAGAAGATGTTGAGGTAATAGTTGTAGCGAATGGGTGTAAGGACAAGACTGCTGAATTCGTAGATAGTTTAGGCCATCCATTTAAGTTGGTCTGGTTCGATGACGGATTAGGGTTCACTAAAGCGACTAATGAAGGAATTAAACTGGCGTTTGGCGAATATATTATTCTTTTAAACAATGATACTATCCTTTTAGAAAAGGGGCTGCTTAAGAATACGTGGATAGATATGATGGTATCTCCATTTTTAAAGGATGATAAAGTAGGAATTACTGGCCCATTAGAATTATATGATAGATATGCTGATGCTAAGGTTATGATATTTTTCTGTGTCATGATTAGAAAAAAATTATTTGATGAGATCGGTTTGCTTGACGAATCTTATAGCCCAGGTGGCGGAGAGGATATTGATTTCTGTGTTAAAGCTCAGCAAGTCGGTTATAAAGAAGTTGTAGTGCCGGATAATGATTTGACATTTACTTTTACTAATGAGGGTCGATTCCCTATTTATCATTTAGGTGAAGGAACATTCAGCGAAAAAGAGTGGCCGGAATATGGAAGGAAAATCATTAAGGATAATGGATTGAAAAATATGATTAGATACAATAAACATATTAAACTTAATGTTGGTTCTGGCGGTGTTGAAGTTCCGGGATATATTAGTGTCGATAAGTACGATACCCGCGCGAATATTCTTATGGATGTTTTTGATTTAGAATTATCTGAAAATTCGGTAGAAGAAATATTAGCGAGTCATTTGTTTGAGCACGTAAATCCGTATAATTCAGTAGATTTATTGAAAAAATGGTTAAAAGTTTTGAAGCCAGGTGGCAAGTTAATTATGGAAATGCCGAATATAGAAGAGCTCTGTAAATTATTTGTTACTTCAGATAAATCAACTCGGTATGGGATTTTAAATTGTATCTATGGTACAGTTAATACTAAAGAAGATGGAAAACCGAGTGAAATTACTTCACCACATCTTTGGGGGTGGTACCCTGAGATGTTGTTTGAACATCTGGTTTGGGCCGGGTATACTGAAATTGCAATGGGGGCAGAACAAATACCACATCCATTTAAAAATTTCAGGGTAGAAGCAGTAAAACCATTAGTATTTCGGGATTATATTGACGAGTTTATTTATACTAATACTCTTCCTGGTGATAGCGTTTTAGATTTAGGTTGTGGTGATAAAAGCAGGACTAAACTATTAACTCGGAACAATAAAGTTGTTTCAGTTGACGCCTGGGAAAAGACCAAGCCTGATATTCTTTTGGACGTAGAGAAGTCTAATTTACCATTTGCTGAAAATTCTTTTGATGTTGTTTTGTTAATTGATTTTGTTGAACATTTAGATAAAGAAATCGGTAAGAAAGTTATAGATCAAGCAATTAAAATTGCAAAGAAGAAAGTAATATTACTTACACCTAATTTCTGGACTGATAATATGGAAAATGTAAATAATCCAGATCTTTGGTGTTATCATAATGAATTTGATAAGCACAAGAGTGAATGGAAAGCTGAAGATTTTACTGGGTGGGAAGTAATAGCGCATAATAAACTTCTTGCTGATAAGTTTATATTTCGAGTTTGGAATAAGAAATGACTAAATTAAATCTCGGATGTGGCAACATGTTATTAGATGGTTTTGTAAACTGTGATAAGTATGATACAAAGGCCGATGTCATTTGTGATGTCAAAGCTTTACCATTCCCAGATGCCTCGGTCGAAGAAATATATGCGAGTCACATACTAGAACATTTTGACTTTAAAGAAGCGTTCGGTGTGCTATTAGAGTGGAAGAGGGTACTTGAAGATGGTGGACGGCTAACAGTTGAAACACCAGATCTCTTTGGAACATGTAAGGCATTCGTGGATGGGCCAGAAGAAATTAGAATTAAATTGTATGGACATCTATTCGCGACACCTTGGGTTGATGGACAAATACATAAGTTTCTCTATACTGAAACTCAATTAGGTTGGACTTTAAGTCAATTAGGATTTAAGGATATTAAAAGAGTACCAGCTTTAAGATATTCAGATTGCATAGACCAGAATTTAGGTATGGAGTGTATAAAATGAGCTACGGTTATATTTATAAAACAACAAATTTAAAAAATAATAAAATTTATATTGGTAAAAAGAAAGGGCAGTTTACTTCTAAATACTATGGTAGTGGTTTATATATTAAAAGGTCTCTTAATAAAGAAGGTAAAAATAATTTTAAGCTTGAATTAATTGTCTATGCAGATAGTAAAAATAAATTAGGAATATTAGAGAAAAATTATATTACAGAATATAGAAAATTATTAGGAAATGATAAATTATATAATTTATCCGATGGTGGTGATGGTGGTGATTTAAAAAGATTTCACAAAGAAAATTGTGGGTGTTGCTTTTGTAAGGCTAAAAGAAAAGAATGGGTGTACAACCATAAATTAGGATGCAAATGTTGTAGTTGTAAATCAAAACGTGGTGAGTCATCTGGGCGTAATAACCCAATGTTTGGTAAAAAACAAACTCATAAAATTACATGTCAATGTTTTTATTGTAAATCAAAACGTGGAGAATACTCAGGTAAAAATCATCCTATGTTTGGGGTTAGTAGATTTGGTAAAGATAATCCAAATTATCGACATGGTAAATACTTAAATATAAGTAATAAGGAAAGAATTAACAATGTTTGACATTACCTCTGTAGTTAGCACTAAAGGAAGATATTTTGATAGTTTACCGTCTGCTCTTATTTCGGTTGCAATGCAGACAGTTACTCCTAAACATCTTATAATATTTGATGACAATGATACACCTATAGATTTACGAACTAATTCTTTATATCAAAATATTTTTAGTATGCTATCAGGAAAAGGAATTAGTTGGGAAGTAGTGTATGGACAGAAAAAAGGTCAAGTTGCCAATCATCAAAAATCAATTGAAATGTGTAAAACTGAGTTCATTCATAGATTCGATGATGATAATGTTCTTGAATCTAATGTATTAGAGAAGCTATTAAGTAATGTAACATCAGAGGTAGGTGCAGTCGGCGGGTTAGTATTAGACCCCAAGATGACTATGCCTTTAACTAAATTAGCTTCTAATAAGATTGAAGACATCTATTTAGGTTTAAATATCCAATGGTCTAAAGGAACTAAGAATCTTGATGGAAGTCTTTTACCCGCACAAGTTGTACATCATTTGTACAGTACATTTGTTTTTAGAAAAGAAGCCGCTAAACAAATTGGTGGTTATTGTATGGAACTTTCTCCTAAAGGTCACAGGGAGGAAACTATTTTGACATATTCTATGCATCGAGCAGGTTGGAAGATTTTATTTGACCCAAATGTTATAACTTGGCATTTAAGAAATGCTACTGGGGGTATACGTTAATGAAATTGCATGGGTATATTTATAAAACGACTAATTTATTAAATAATAAAGCCTATATTGGGCAACACAGAGGAGAATTCAATCCTAACTATTATGGTAGTGGCATTATTATTAGGCGAGCAATAGAAAAAGATGGTAAACAAAACTTCAAAATAGAAGTTCTTGCATGGAGTCTTTCTGATGAACAACAAAATATATTAGAAAAGAAATTTATTGCCGATTGTAGAAATATTTTAGGTAAAGAAAATGTCTATAATATATCTGAAGGCGGAGATGGTAAATTTTGGGAAGTTCCACCTATGCTTGGAAAGCATCATTCAAAAGAAAGTATAGAGAAAATAAGACAATCAAATACTGGGTTGAAACGAACAAAAGAAACTTGTGAACGAATAGGTAGGGCTCAATTAGGAAGAGGAAAATCTGAAGGAGAGAAAGAAAAAAGAAGAAATACATTAAAGGCTAATGGTTATAAATGTTCTGAAGAAACTAAAGAACGAATTAGACAAACTAAAATTGGGGATAAAAATCCTGCCAAACGATTAGATGTACGCAAAAAATTAAGTTTATCTCACATCGGTTATATAATGCCAGAAGAACAGAAAAGAAAAATTGCTATTTCAATGAAGAAAACACTTGATATGAAACGACGAGGATTAAATGCCCGACTTCAGTAAGATGACAGATTTAGAGATGTTTCAACACGATGAGAAGATATTTTCTAGCAAATTACAGGAATGGGGAGTACAGTTTAAGAATACTAAGTTGATAGTACTCGATAATGGGCTCGGTGATCATTTGATTTTCAAAAAACTATTGCCTGAAATAAAGCAGAAATATGAGAGAGTGATAATCGCTAGTTGTTATAATGAGGTATTTGAAGGCGAAGATGTACAGTTAATTAGTATAGCGCATGCGAAATCAATGATGAATATCGATGATTATAATGTATACAAAAAAGCAATTGATACTGGGCATACTGGACAATTAATTGATGTGTACAGAAAGTTGTATTTATGACAAAATTAATTATTAGCCCATATAGTAGAGCGCTTCGAAATGGCAAAATGAATCCGAAGAATATTCCTGACGAGTATTGGACAGCAATAGTATCAGGATTAAAGTCTAAAGACGTTTATATTTGTCAAATCGGCGTTCATGGAGAAAAGAAAATAGAAGGCGTTGATGAATTTATTATTAATCAGTCATTAAAAGAATTGAAGAAGTTATTAGATGAATGTAGTATATGGATTTCAATTGATAATTTTTTCCAACATTTCGCTTGGTTCTATGGAAAACCTGGTGTTGTGATATTCGGACAATCGGATCCTTTGATTTTTGGGCATCCTGAAAATATAAATTTATTAAAAGATCGAAATTATTTAAGAAAAGGTATTACACAATACCAGACGTGGGAAGAGGTGTCCAGGAATGATGATGCTTTTATTTCGCCAGAAGAAGTTATAAAAACCGTTATGAATAAACTATGATTGGAATATATTGTTTAAGAAATATTGAAGATGGAAAAGTTTATATTGGTAGTTCTATCAATATTGAAAGAAGAAAACGCGGCCATTTAAGTTATTTAAGGAGTAATAATCATAGTAATGCACATCTTCAATTGGCTTTTAATAGTTATGGTATAAATAGTTTTGAATTTTCAATTTTAGAAAATGTTGATGTTACTGAATTGATAGCAAGAGAACAATATTGGATTGATTATTTTAACTCTTCAAATAGAGAATTCGGTTATAATATATGTCCGAGAGCAGATCATCATACGGTAAGTAATGAAACAAAAAGGAAAATAAGTTTAAGTAGTATGGGAAAGATTATGTCGGAAGAAAGTAATAAAAAACATAGTATTACAAATAAACTTTTAGGTATTAAATTACCTTCCAGAAAAGGGGTAAAAGTTTCCGATGTTACAAAATTAAAATGTAGTAATTCTAGAAAATTATTTTTAAAAAATAATCCAGCATTTAAAGTATACTCACATAAAGGTTTACAGCGAACTGAAGCAACCAAATTAAAAATGAGTATTGCGGCTAAAAACCGAAAAAAGAATGTTTTATAGAACCGAATGTTATTATAGATACTATCTTAAGGAGAAATTCAAATGTCAATTAACATAACGGTACCAAGTACACCTCCAATTAATGTTAATCTGACTCCTGGTTTTATCGGGCAATCAGGTTATAGTGGAAAATCAGGTTATTCAGGTTATTCAGGTTATTCAGGTTATAGTGGCACTTCTGGGTATTCAGGAAAAAGTGGTTATAGTGGTATATCAGGATTTAGTGGCTTTGTTCCTGGTGGATCTGGTTATTCTGGACTCTCTGGTTATTCTGGTATTTCTGGGTATTCTGGAATCTCTGGTTATTCAGGAGTAGGGACATCCGGATATAGTGGAAAATCCGGGTATTCTGGTATTTCTGGGTATTCTGGTATTTCTGGGTATTCTGGTAAATCAGGATATTCAGGAATAAGTGGCTTTTCAGGATATTCGGGTAAATCAGGATATTCAGGCATATCTGGATATTCCGGCATATCTGGTTATTCCGGTAAGTCAGGATACTCTGGCATTTCTGGTATTAGTGGATATTCTGGTAAATCAGGATATTCAGGAATAAGTGGTCTTTCAGGATATTCCGGTAAATCTGGGTATTCTGGTGTTTCTGGTCTTAGTGGGTATTCTGGTAAGTCAGGATATTCCGGTATTAGTGGATATTCAGGTATTTCTGGTTATTCTGGAATATCTGGTTATTCTGGAATATCCGGTTATTCTGGAATATCTGGTTATTCTGGAATTTCAGGTCATTCAGGTATTGAAGGATATTTAGTAAAGAATGGTTCTTTTAGTTCTGATACATCAAATTGGGCTTCTGGCGGTGGACCACTTGCTTCTGTTGCTGGTGGGGTTGATGGTGGAAATTGTTTACGCATCACTACTAATGGTGGAGTAGATTATGCTTGGCAAGCTATCCCAACTGTAATAGGTGAATACTACCAGATAAGTATATATGCAAAGAATGGAACATGGGGTGAGATTAGAGTTTATGTAGGTGCTCAGGGTGGCATAGATAATTGGAATTTACAGGAAACACCTGCTGATTGGACACTATACGAAACTACTTTTAAGGCTACTCTTAGTTTGACTTATATTAATCTTCTTGTTGGTGGAAGTGCTGGTGATACTGCTTTCTATGATGAAGTATTTGTTTTCCCAGTTGGTCGTTCAGGTTATTCAGGTATGTCTGGATATAGTGGAGTAAGTGGGTATTCCGGAAAAAGTGGTTACAGTGGAGTAAGTGGATACTCAGGAGATGCTAATACAATAGATATAACTTGGAAAGATCCTATAGATGATATTCAGAGTACTCCACCAGTTTTACCAACTGATTGTGATAGATATATAATTGATCCACCGGGAGTTGGAGCTTGGTTGGGTCATGACAATGATATAGCTGAATGGGATGAACCTTCAGGTCTTTGGGTATTTGGAACTCCTACAGAAGGATGGGCTTGTTTAAATTATACTGATAGTGCAATATATGTATTTAATAGTGTTGAGTGGGTGAAAGGATTTGATTCTCCTACTTCTGGATATAGTGGTTACTCCGGTGGATCAGGGTATAGTGGAGCACAATTTGTAGGTTCTTCAGGGTATAGTGGAATCTCTGGATTTTCAGGGTATTCAGGTATATCAGGATATAGTGGCATAAGTGGGTATAGTGGAGTTTCTGGTTACTCTGGAATCTCTGGATATTCAGGAATCTCCGGTTATTCAGGTTACTCAGGAATTTCTGGTTACTCAGGTATTTCTGGTTACTCGGGTATTTCAGGTTACTCTGGTATTTCAGGTTACTCTGGAATTTCAGGTTACAGTGGTATAAGTGGTTACTCTGGAATAAGTGGATACTCCGGTAAATCAGGGTATTCAGGAATTACAGGTGGTTACACGGTTTTATTTAAATTTAATTCTGATACGACCCCACCTCCTGGGGATACTTATATAAAATATAATGCCGCTCTTCCATTAAATACAACTGAAGTGTATGTATCCGAGTCAGATAGGAATTTGGAAACTATTACTCCTATTTTAAATACTTTAGAACAAGGTGATCAAGTAAAGATATTTGATGAGGGAGATGAGATTAAGTTTAACATATTCGTTGTTAATGCGATATTAGATGCAGGTGCATTCTATGTTTTATTTGTTACTTTTGTTACTGGTGAAAATGCTATTTCAAATGATGCAAGAATAGGTTTTAGTATCGCATATATAGGAGCTTCAGGATATTCTGGTATAAGTGGATATTCAGGATACTCTGGAATCTCCGGTTATTCAGGTTATTCTGGAATTTCCGGTTACTCAGGAATCTCTGGTTATTCTGGAATCTCCGGTTACTCAGGATATTCTGGAATCTCAGGAATTTCTGGTTATTCAGGTTATTCTGGAATTTCAGGTTATTCTGGGTACTCAGGAATTTCTGGTATTTCCGGGTATTCGAGTATATCAGGGTATTCAGGTATCTCTGGTTATTCGGGAATTTCTGGATTTTCAGGTTATTCTGGTATTTCAGGATATTCTGGTTATTCAGGTATTTCAGGGTATAGTGGCTATTCTGGTATTTCAGGTTACTCGGGAATCTCAGGTTTTTCTGGATATTCTAGTTTTTCAGGTTATTCTGGAATTTCAGGTTATTCTGGGTACTCAGGAATTTCTGGTATTTCCGGGTATTCGAGTATATCAGGGTATTCAGGTATCTCTGGTTATTCGGGAATTTCTGGATTTTCAGGTTATTCTGGAATCTCTGGTTATTCAGGAGTAGGGACATCCGGATATAGCGGAAAATCAGGATATAGTGGGGTAAGCGGGCTTGGATATGTTTGGAAAGGGCAATGGTTAACCGCTACTTCTTATGTTTTAAATGACGGGGTATATAATAAAGGTAATTCATATACCTGCAAATTAACTCATTTATCTGGAGACAATGACGATGAACCAGGAATAGGAGCAAATTGGACTACTTATTGGGATTTAATGACTGCTTCTGGATACTCAGGTATCTCAGGATATTCAGGTTATTCTGGAATTTCAGGTTACAGCGGAATAAGCGGTTATAGCGGAATTTCAGCCGGAGACGAAACGGTCAAGAACGCAATAGACGACGCTGCGGCCGGTTATCTTGCTGAAAAGTTAGCCGTGCTTTATCCTTCGCTTTATCAGCGTGATCAGAAGTGGGTACTTAAGACAGCCTATAGCACAGCCGCTAATAGGTATATTATCTTAACACCGAATAAACTTTCAGTAGACATAAACGGTACAGTCTACTTCTTGACCGCTCAAGCAGAGGTTGATTTATCATTAGAGGCTTCGTGGGACACCATAGCAGGTACAGATTATAGAACAGCGGCCAACAGAGCGGGCAAAGATTTTTACATTTACGCCTGCGTGCCAGGGTCCGGTTCAGCTCCTACGATTAAGGTATCCGCTAACTCAACCACGCCATCAGGCTACTCAGCCTCAACAAGCCGCAAGATTGGCGGTTTCCACGGATTATGTGTGGCCGTAGGAACCATAAGCGGTCATACCTTGACCGATTTTGTTGCCGGCGATGTTCTACCTGCTTCGATTTGGGATCTAAATTTCAAGCCTAAATTCGCATCCCCGGAAGGCATGGTTTATATCGAAGGTATTAGCAAGTGGGTAGATATCTACCTTGCTTCCGGCACCGGCTCAAGCACAGCCTCAGTCTATGCCGCCACGATTACCGACACCCGCGATTGGAATGATTTTGTAGATGACGGTGGTGCAGTTAAAAAGAGAATGCTCGATGATGGTGAATTTCAAGTTATAGCAACAAGCTCAAATGAAGCAACCAATATTTACGGCTCAGGAGATCCGGTAACAGCCGGCGGACATATAGATACAGCCTCAAGGCGTATGATTTCAAATATAGGCGTAGAAGACGCCTGCGGTGCTCTCTGG